AATCGACGCCATCAACAGCTACAACCCGCTGCATTTTGACGCACCGCAAGTTGAAGCGTCTGATGCTCTTGATATGAAGCGTCAAGAATTTGCTGCTGGCAATGATGGAAAATGGGGATATGGAACAAGCCGGTTAGCGCAGAACTGGGAAGACGCCGCTGATGCAATCATTAACAAAGTTCCTGCGGAAAGGTATCAAAAGCAACAATTCAATCGCTTTGATATGACCAATGAGCCGGGATGGGAGTTCATTAATAAAATTTCTCCAGACACTCCGTTGTATGGAATCAACAATCCCTCCAGCGTTTTCGGTAACTCTATTGATTCGTTGGGATTCCCCCATCTGATTGACGAACTCCGCAACGCAACCAATCCTGCGTCTGGCCTGCCGCGAGAACTGATGCTAAAACCTGAGTCGTTGAGCAAGCTGTCTGTGCCGCAAGCTGTTGAGCGGGTGGCTAAGATCAACGAGTGGCGTGCGGCGCAGATGGAGGTTGCAAAAAAGGCATCGAGAGAAGGGATTCCTGTTCACAAGGAATATCCCGAGGGATATAAGTGGATGGCTTCCCCAGATACCGTTGCCGATGCAAAAGCTCTTCAGTACATCCAAGACGTTGGATGCGAAGGTGGTTGGTGTACGCAGGGTGAAAACTTAGCCAAACAATATGGCGGCGAAGGAAATCAACTGTATGTGCTTCACGACCCTAGTGGTAAAGCTGTAACACAGATATCGGTAGAGAAAAATCAAAATCCTTATCCCGTAAGCGGAGAGGCATTTGCCCGGTTGACTGGTCCGGAGAAAGCCGAATATCGGGAACACGTTATGCAATGGCGCAGGCGTAATCCTGACGTTGATGAATTGACAGATGAACATACGGCTCAAGCCTTGAAAGAAGCTGGAGTTCAACCGCAACCAGATCGTATCGTTGAAATCAAAGGCAAGCAAAACCGCGCCCCCAACGAGGAGTACCTGCCCTACGTGCAGGACTTTGTGCGGTCAGGCAAGTGGAGCGGTGTGGGTGACCCCGAAAATGCTGGGCTGCGTCGCTATTGGGATGTATTCAACGTCAACGAACAACGCGGTATTGAGGCTGCTGGAGAGGCTGTGCCTGAGCATGACTGGCTTACGGGGGAAGAAATCCAACGGCTGCACAATGCAATCTACCCCGAAGGCCAGCGCCTGACGTACGGCGCTCGGGGGAATATCGTCGACAACGGCCTGAAGCGAGGGGGGCTTGTAACGCAGGCTGAGATTGATGCTGCTTCAAAACCATACATGATGCCAGTCCCTAAACGCCGTGGATCCATTGATCTCAGTGGAGCAAAGGCTGCTGGGACAATGCTCTCAGGGATGGCTGCGTCTATTCCTGCTGGTTATGCCGGTGCGCTTGAGTTATTGCGTACTCGTGATCCGAAGATGGCGGCAGACGCTTCAGAGGCCATGCAGGAACGTTATATGTCTATCCCTGACGACCCGAGAACTATTGAAAAGGTTGAAGGGCTGGCTAAATATTTAGAGCCATTGAGCGTACCCGCTCAATATATAGGGGAGAAAGCATTACGACTATTCGGAGACCCGTTGGCGGCAACGGCTGCTGAAATGGTGCTGGATCCATTGAACTATCTTCCAGCTATTGGCAAGGCTCCTGCTGCGGCTAAGGCTGTGGGCAGGGCGGTATCAAAAATTGCCAACGCAGAACTGGCGGGGAGATCTGGCCTGAGCGGTCAGCGGGGCGCGATTACATATCACGGCTCCCCGCATCTACTACCGCCCACCGCTAAGAACCCGCTGGGCGAGTTCGACCCGACGAAGATCGGAACCGGGCAGGGGGCGCAAACTTACGGGCATGGTCTGTATGTAGCAGAAAACCCAAAGGTGGCTGACCGCTTAGAATATAGAGATCCACACGGGCTATATGCTAGAATCACAGGAGATATGAATAATCGGGAAGAGTTCGCCCATGACATGCTTTCTCAAGGCAGAAAACCAGCTGACGTTTTTCAAATGATGAAACAAAAATATGGGCAGTTTTTCAATGACCGTATGCTTTGGGCTGATTTAGACAAAGTTTCTCCTAAGGGCAACCTTTACAAAGTAGATCTACCTGATGAACACATAGCCAGGATGTTGGATTGGGACAATACGCTGAGTGAACAGCACCCCCACATTCAAGATATTATAAATAAAATAGCTGACGCTGATTCAGCGCGGTATGGTGAAGGCGGGGGTATGGATTACTACCGAGGCGATCCTGATAGCCACAGCGGAGAAAGCATCTATCGTTATTTACAAGAGCAAAACGATACCCCAAAACAAGCCTCCGAGTTTCTTCGCCAAAAAGGAATCCCAGGCCTCAAGTACCTAGACGCGGGCTCTCGCGAGGCTGGGGAAGGAACCCGAAATTTTGTTGTCTTCCCAGGCAGTGAAAGCCTTATGAACATCCTTGAGCGCAACGGGGTGACTGCAGAAAGTTTGAGAAACTCAGCCCCGTCCACCCGGATGCCCGAGAAAATTGTTGGAGCATACTATGACGCTGAAAAATTTGCCTCCGGAGGCTTAGTAGAGTATCATCCGCTGGACGTGGACGCTCGCGTTGACGAACTGAAGAGAGAACTATTCAATGGCTGATCAAAACAACGAGCTGCAAGATGATGACGATCCGGTCCTAGCCCAGGCCCGCGCCGAGGGCAAGAAGGCCCGTCGCCCCAAAGTAGACGAGGATGACGATGAAGGCGAGACCGTTCAACTGGACATGTTCGGCGAGGGCGAAGAGGCCGAAGTCGAGGACACCGAGGACGGTGGGGCTATAGTCCGGCTGCAGGGCGAGGAGCGCAAGGCGAAGATGCTGGAGCACTTCGCCAACATCATCGACGACATTCCCCCCTCGGCGCTGACCAAGGTTATCTCCGACCTCGTGACCAAGCTCGAGCGCGACAAGGAGGCCCGCGCCAAGCGCGACAAGCTGTACGAAGAGGGCTTGCGGCGCACCGGGCTAGGGGACGACGCCCCGGGCGGTGCCCAATTCACGGGCGCTAACAAAGTCGTCCACCCGATGCTCATCGAGGCGTGTGTTGACTTCTCGGCTTGGGTGATGAAAGAGCTCTTCCCCGCCAACGGCCCGGTTAAGAGCAAGGTGCACGGTATATCCGACAAAAAGAAACTCGAGAAGGCTCAGCGCAAGGCCGAGTTCATGAATTGGCAGACCACCGAGCAGATGCCCGAATTCCGAGGCGAACTCGAGCAACTGAGCACGCAGCTCCCGTTGGGCGGGGGGCAGTACCTGAAGATGAATTGGTCCAAGCAATCCCAGCGCCCGGCGGTGGAGTTCGTGGCCATTGACGATATACTGCTGCCGTTTGCCGCCACCAACTTCTACACAGCCGAGCGCAAAACCCACGTCCAGTACATCACCGAGCAGGAGTACCGCGCCCGCATCAAGGCCGGCATGTACATCGACGTAGACCTGCCCTCGCCGGAGGAACCCGAGTTCAGCAAGGCTGAGCAGGCTAACATGAAGATTGAGGGCAAAGAGGCCTCGAGCTACAATGAGGACGGCCTACGGACCATCTTCGAGATTAGCTGCCTGCTCGACATCGAGGAGGAAGACGATTTCAAGCCCTACATGTTGACCGTGGACAAGACCACCTCGCGGGGGCTTAGTTTGTATCGCAACTGGGAAGAGGACGACAAGCTCACCCGCGAGCTGGATTGGATTGTTGAGTTCCCGTTCGTGCCCTGGCGGGGGGCGTACCCCATAGGGCTGACCCACATGATTGGGGGGTTGAGTGGGGCGGCTACCGGGTCGCTCCGGGCGCTGCTCGACTCCGCCCACATTCAGAACATCCCCACCCTGCTCAAACTCAAGGGCGGGCCTAACGGTCAGACCCTGAACCTGCAGCCCACCGAGGTGGCCGAGATTGAGGGCGGGGCGATGGTGGATGACATCCGCAAACTCATCATGGCGGTGCCGTTCAATGGCCCCAGCCCGACGCTGTTCCAGCTGCTAGGGTTCCTGGTAGACGCGGGCAAGGGTGTGGTGCAGACCTCGTTCGAGAAGCTCTCCGAGAGCAACCCTAACATGCCCGTCGGCACCACGGTGGCGTTGATCGAGCAGGGTATGGTGGTGTACAGCTCGATCTTCGCCCGCATGCACAATTCAATGGGGCGGGTGTTCAAGATTCTGCACCGCATCAATTCGGCCTACCTGACCGAGGAGATTTTAGAGGCTCAGTGCTCGCACTTAGACGTCGAGCCTGAGGACTTTGACGCGCCGATGGACGTAGTGCCGGTGAGCGACCCCGCCATATTCAGCGAGACTCAGCGGTTCGCGCAAGTGCAGGCCATACTGCAGCGGTCGGCGGTAGCGCCACAGATGTACGACCCGCGCAAGGTGGAGGAGATGTTCCTCCGCGCCATGAAGGTCAGCGACGACGTGTTGCAGCCCGCGCAGGGCAAAGAGGACATGGACCCGGTGAGCGAGAACGTAGCGGCGAGCATGTCCCGCCCCATCTACGTTCTGCCCAAACAGGACCACATGGCCCACATCCGTGTGCATATGCAGTTCCTTGAGTCGCCCGTGTTCGGTCAGAACCCGATTATCATAAGGCAGTTCCTCTATCCGATGAGCGGACACCTCCGGGACCACCTGCTCAATTACTACCTCACCGAAGCCCACCGCGTCGTGGAGGAAGGCACCCAGGAGGGTCTGATACCGGAAGATGCGATGGTTCAGGCGCAGGTTATTCAGCGCACTCAGATGTTCCTCGAGCAGCGGCTCGGCCAGTTCGCGCAGAAGCTGGCCGCTATCGACCAGGCCGCTCAACAGTTCCGCCCCCAACCGCCTATGCCCCCCGACAGCTCTATGCAGATAGCGCAGTTGGGCGCTCAGCTCAAGGGCCAGGAGTTGGCTCAGCGTCAACAGTCCGAGCAGCAGAAGCTCGGCTTCCAGCAACAGTCCGAGCAACAGAAACTGGCCGACGCCGAGCGCGACCGCCAGGCCGAGCTGGAGCGCGAGAAGCTACGGCAGGACGCCGAGAACGCTCGCACTACCCAGACCGACACCATACGCTACCGTATGAACGTCGAGGACAACCAGACCGCCCTCCAGCTCGCCGAGCTAGAGGTAGCGACCGGGGAGAAGTTTTCCGTAAGCACAGGCACCGGTATAAACCCCGGAGTCTGATTAACCCGAAAGGAGCAGTGAGATGAAAAACGAC